GCATAGTGGGGACCGTGTGGTCATCGTTAAGGTCAATCCCAAGGATGTTGTGTCGGTCCCAACTGACTGTGAGTGTCAGAAGGTTCGCACCTGTGAGTATCAGGTTATTGCCGACTATGAAGGACCGCTTGAGAGTCTTCTTCATAAGTCAGAAGATGGCGAGGCTTGGACCGAAGATGAGTTTGCTGAGTTTATGAGCAACCTCATGGGTGTATCCGATGTGGAAGAAAGTGACGAGCAGGATGATCTGGACGACAACATGGGGAGTATTTAGTGAATGAAAGAACCCTCAGATGTTTTGATGTGGGTTCTCTATTGGACTTTCGGGATTGGATTTCTTATAGGATTTCTTCGACGAAAGCCCACAACTACTTCTAGTGCATGGCAAATTCCATTCGCTCTAGAAACTAAAGAACCTGATACTATTGAGATTAGTGCTGATTCTTCACCTGAATCTGATTGGGATGAGATTTGTGATGCGGCTATCGACAAAGCCAAGCGGGGAGATACCAGTGCTAGAACTTGGGTTACTAAACACATATACAAGAAACATGAAGTTCCAAAACCACCAAAGGTGGATAAACCTCCAAGAGAGGTTAAGAAAGAAACCCCACCACTTACTTCTACAAGGGTGATTGAAGATGCTGTAATGTTCTTGTGTGGTTTAGGAGAAAAGAAAAGAAAGGTTGATCCTATAGTCAAAGATTTAGGCACTAAGAAAAAATATGAGAAAGTGGAAGACTTAGTAAAAGACTTCTACAAACGCTCATAAAACATTGAAAGGGCGGGAGAAAACTCCCGTCCTTTCTTTTTATGTGGAGGCGAATGTTATGAACAGACTTAAAGGCATGACGTGTTACTTGTGTGGCCCGATGGACAGGGTTCCAGATGGAGGTGTTGCTTGGAGAGAAGACATAACCCCACAGCTTAAAGAATTGGGGGTTGGTGTATTGGACCCATGCAAAAAGCCAAGTGAATACGCCACAGAAGATCAGAACACTAGAGACTTAATAGAAGAGCATAAAAAAAATCTTAAGTTCTTCGAGGTTTCTGAAATAATGAAACCTATATGTGCTGTTGACCTCAGAATGGTTGACATAGCACATTTTCTTATTATGTATCTCGACCTAGACGTTCATATGTGTGGATCATACCATGAGGCTTTTGTTGCCGTAGGTCAGAAGAAGCCCGTCTTGGTGATGTGCAAGCAGGGTGCGTCTCAACTTCCTAATTGGATGTTTGGAGTAATCCCTCACGAAATGGTATTCAACAACTGGTTCCAACTACTGGATTATCTACACCATGTCGATTGCGATGAAACGGTAGACCATATGAATCGCTGGAGATTTTTCGACTTTAACAAAGTGTACGGAGTATAATATACTATGGCTAAATACAAACGGCACGTTCCGGCCAAACAGGAATCCTATGACTACCCAACCAGATTTGGTAGCCACTCGTCCATGATCGACGAAGAAAAAACAGGCGAATTAAATGACGACCAAGTGGTTGTTCTTAAAGACGAACACGGGTATTATATAACAGACAGGAAAAGAATAGACTCAGGACTAGCAGACCCCAATAGATATAAAAGCGACAGATTAAAGTTCCACAAGAGATGAGGTTTGTCTTTTCCAAACTTTCCCGCTATTAATGTCGTAGTCTGGCGCTTTTGCAGACCGAGTGAAAAAAGGAGAACAACTATGTTACACGTTCAATTCAATAGACGCGACTTCATGAAGGTTGGAGCAGTCGGTGCTGGACTTTCCTCAGTGGGGTTGTCGGACGCGCACGCTGATACCATGCCAGCCAATGAAAAGTCGGTGGTGTGGCTATGGCTCGGTGGTGGAGCAACACACATCGAAACATTCGATCCGAAACCTATGGCTCCAGAAGGAGTACGGTCTACGACAGGCTCAATTATGACCAATGGTGATTTTCTCCTTGGTGGGAACTTCATTAAAATGGCAAGCAGGGGAGACAAGATCGCGGTAGTCAGGTCGTTTGCCCACAGAAACTCTAGTCACAGAACTGGTACTCACTGGGTGATGACAGGCCACAACTCTACCGACAATACGCCCCAATCAATGCAGCAAGAGCCATCCTATGGTTCTATCATGTCTTCCGTCTATGGAGCTAATCATCCAGTTAACGGAATGCCAACATACGTCAAAGTTAATGGGATAAGTTTTGACGGGGCCGCTTGGTTAGGCGGAAAGTATAAACCCTACGAATCTAGCGGCGAGGGAGTAGACAATCTTAAATCTAGGATTGAAAATAACAGATTTCTCGAACGCCGTGATTTGGTAAAGGGCTTTGATAAACTAAAGCTATCCAACGACCTTGAACTCTGGGGAGATCTTCGCAAGCAGTCCTATGGTCTTATTCTTGGCAATGCAAGTGAAGCCTTCGACCTTAAAAAGGAGCCAGAGGCTAGTCGCAACAAGTACGGCAAGGGGCTTGGAGAGCAAATGCTTCTCGCTCGTCGGTTAGTAGAAAACGGGACAAAGTTTGTCACCCTCCACTACGGCGGCTGGGACATGCACGGAAACATAGCGAAGTCCCTTAACGGAAAAATGCCCACGTTAGATCACGCCTTGTCTACATTTATTGATGACCTTCACGAAAAAGGTATGAGCAAGAATGTTCTGCTAGTGGTAACGGGAGAGTTCGGTCGGACCTATCGTGTTAACAAAAATGCTGGACGCGACCACTGGCCGCAACTCAGCCCTCTGATGTTCAGTGGTGGGGACTTTGACATGGGCAGGGTCATTGGAGAGTCCACAGCGAAGGCTGAGACGCCCAAGAGCGATCCTCTGGGACCAAAGGATGTCACGGCGACACTATTTGCCCACTTCGGAATCGACCCACAGACACAGAAGATTGACTTCGCCGGTCGTCCTCGTTATTTTGTAGAAAGCGATGCAAAGGTAATCCTATGATAACATTTACCGAGGCCGCGTTAGAAAAAGTTGAAGAGTTTGGTAAAGATCATCCAACCGCAGTTTTACGCATAGGCGTTGTGGGTGGTGGATGCAGCGGCTTTGAATATAAGATGGGTTTCATTGAAGAAGAAGAAGTTGATGATACTTTTTCTAAATACAAACAAAAAGATGTTTCGTTTGTTGTAGATAAAAAGGGTGAGCCATTTATTGACGGCTGCACGGTTGACTGGATTGAAAACTTAATGCAAAGAGGCTTTCAGTTTGATAATCCTAACGCAACAGGAAGCTGTGGGTGCAATAAGAGCTTTAGCGTATGAATGCTATCAAGTGGTATGTATCTAAGTTTCCAGAAGCCCTGTACCCTTGTAGCGAGGAGGTCCAACAGGACTATAGCACCAAGGTTATAACTGGCAGACAGAAGATGGCCGAGTCTACGGTTGTCATTTGTGGTATAGCTAGAGATATATCCAAAAATATCATAGCCACTATAGCCAGAGTTGAACGCCTTGGACAAATGTTTGAAGACTACAGGGTGGTTATATATGAAAACGATTCGACTGATGGAACCGATATAGTATTAAGAGAGTGGGAGAGTCAAAACTACAAGGTAAAAATTATAAGCGAGAAACTAGGAGACACCAAATACGAATCAAACACCGATATAGAGAGACTGACTGCTCTTGCTGATTATAGAAACAATTATCTCCATCATATTTTTAATGGCGAGACCATTGTTCCAGATTATATCGTAGTGGCCGACTTGGATTTGCCGGGCGGGTGGAGCTACGAAGGCATATGCAATAGCTTTGGCTATGACAATTGGAGCGTTATGGGTTCTAACGGATTGCTATACGGAATATTGGAAGGGTCAACAGATGGCGAGATGAGAAGAGTTTATTATGATTCCTTAGCTTTTAGAAGACAAGGACACCCAGAACCTCACGTTAGCTCTGACATAAACGCCATAGTCTACAACAGAGGTGAATCTCCCATTCAGGTAGATTCGTGTTTTGGAGGATTGGCTCTTTATAAGTCTGATGCTTTTCGGCATGGCGCTAGATATTCAGGCCCAGACTGTGACCATGTAGAACTACACAGATTGATGCTTGATACTGGGATAGATGGAATTTATCTTAATCCTAGTCAGATAGTTCTGTATTCTAATGTACACTATACCATAGTCTGATCCAATGTCTCTCCTCCCCATAAACATGATAATAGAGACAGCTTCCAGATGCAACCTCAAATGTGTGATGTGTCCACAGGCTTTGCCACGCGAGAATGAACATGCCGTAAAAAGGCCAAAGTTTTTGGAAGAGGACTTGATAGACAAAATTATTCCTATGATGAAGACTCTGCAAGCCGTCCAGCTTCATGGAATAGGAGAACCTCTGATAAGTTCCTCTTTCTGGAAACTTCTCCAACATATACCTACAGATTGTTGGGCCGATGTTAATACAAACCTAACAATCTTAACGGATCAAATGATTGACGATTTGCTGAATTCAAATTTGAAGGTGTTAAATGTTTCTCTTGACGCGGCTAACAAAGAGACCTACCAAAAAATAAGAATGTATGATTTTGATACTGTCTTAAACAATTTAGCCAACTTTGTGGATGAAAAAAAATCTAGGAAACAAAAATATCCATTGGTCTACACCAATATGACACTGATGAAAGAAAATATTCATCAGATAATAGACTTTATGGATTTGACTATCGGGAAGCTTGGATGCGATACAGTAAAAGTATGGCCCATGAACAATTGGGGAGAAGCCAACCAGCATTACAACAGAGATTATGAAGATTGGACTTTTAATTATGAAGAGCAGGGCTTGTGGTACTATGAGTTCACTTATAATCAAAAAATAAGAGAAGCCAAAGAATATGCCGACAAAAAAGGATGGGAGTTCTTTGGATACGAACTCTGATAACTGGCATCCAATGAAATCAGACAAGCCAGAGGACGAATTAGTCTACACCGATTGTAGATATCCTTGGCATACCGTTCAAATATTAGCTGATGGTCAAGTTAGACCATGTTGCTGGAGCGCGGGGTCTCTAGGCAATCTACACGATAGCGATCTGGAAGAAATATGGGACGGAGCAAGAATTAAGGATTTGAGAAAGTGCATTCTAAATGACAAGATACACGAAATATGTGATGGGTCACCCTGTATATATGTTCAAAACGAGATGAGAAGAAGAGATGAACTATCTTAATAACGAGCGGTGGGAACAAGTTGGTTTACGCACCAACGATATAGAGTTGAAAGAAGCTATGCTGACTGGACACGGCGAGGCAAAAGTTCTACCCCACACCGAGCTAGGGTTAATAGACGACAAAGGCAGGAAATACAAAATATTGGATTTTGGCTGCGGAATAGGAAGAAATTTTAAGTATCTAAAAGGGTTCAGTACGGAGCTTCATGGTTATGATTTGGACCCCATTGTGGATAGATGTGAAGAATTGTGCGAAGAGGACATTGATCTGTTAACGAGCGATTGGTCTGAAGTTCAGCAAAACAAATACGACATGATTGTAGCCTCATTTGTATTTCAGACCATGGACAGTGCTGAAATAATCAAACAGTTCCTTGAAGACATGTCTAAGATTACTTCTATTTTATATGTAACTACCAGATGTTACATTGACGGTCCCGATCATGAAAATGTTACCAAAATAATACTAGACGATCCTAACTTTGAAGTAGTGATAGAAGATTGCAATATAGATCAATTTGCAGCAGAAGAATATCCAAGCGAAGCGCACTCCCAGTTTATTTGCAGGTCTGCAAATGAAACAAGATCAATCAATGAAATGGTTGACCTTAATTTCAAAACTCATTTCGACCACAACGATCAGTTCTTCTATCGATCTTATGCTGACGCAATCAAAGACGTAAAAGATTGGTGCAACCATCTTCCAGAAGTAAGCGCTGTTTGCGGAATACCGCGAAGCGGGTCGTTTCTAGCGTCAGTCATTTCTCAATATCGCAACATACCACTTGTCACTATGGATGGACTCCTTAATGACAATTTCTGTTGGAGGCCAAGTGTGTCTAGAGCAATTTCTAAACCCCACGGCCCTATACTTGTCGTGGACGACACATCTTGGAGCGGTTCTTCCCTTGAGAGAACTAAAGCCTATCTAAAAAACAAAGGAGAATTTATTTACGGATGCTTGTATATAAACGAAGATAGAGAGGATGAAGTTGATCACTTCTATGGTATTTTCCCATCAGTTTTCCATACGTGCGAGTGGAGTCTTCTAAGAGACCATCAATCTAGGGCGTATCTTTGCGATTTGGACGGCGTTTTTTGTCCAGATCACGACAGAAGTACAAAAGATGGAAGTCTGGAATACATAGAGCATTTAAAAACAGTCAAACCAACGGTTTATATCCCCCAATACCCCTTGATGAAAATTGTAACTGCCAGACTAGAAAAATATAGAGATATCACCGAGGACTGGTTGGCGATACACAAGATTAGATATAAGCAGCTAGTTATGAGTCCATATGACTCTGAAGAAGAAAGATTTGCAAAAGATGGGTTCGGTAAGTGGAAGGCAGATATTTACGGACGTTGCCCAGAAGCAGCCCTTTTTATAGAGAGCGAACACGCCCAAGCTGTTGAGATACATAAAGCAACAGAGAGACCTGTATTTTGCATGGATACAATGACGATGTTTGGAGGTGGGGGAATAGATGTCCCTTATTGATAAATCAGACATAATTAATTGCAAGTCTTGGATGGATATAGCAGACTGCAATTATGAATACGATTATCCGGGGGTGGATGATATCCCTCCATCAGGCATAGTTTATTGTAACATTGAACATATCACCAAGTTTTTTGATAAATGTAAAAGAACTCACAATAAATACGTAGTAGTTAGCGGGTTCAGCGACTTTGGGCTAGCATATCAAAAAGAACATCCAGTGGCTATGGATATGTTAAAGTGGATACCGTTTATAGAGTCGGACATACCAACTATAGGATACAATGCTCTTAAAATTGGCCCAAGATGTGATGTTGAAAAATGTAACATAGAAGATAGATATTCTATCAAATGTCATTCCTTTACAATGGAGACTTTCAACAACATACCTGACAATATCATCAGGTGGTTTGTAGTCAATCCTCTCTTAATGAAAAACAATCTCCAAGGTATACCGATTGGGGTTGGCAAAGACGCCGCTGACGCTATATCAAATACCCCAGATCTCGTAAAAACGGATTGGCTCTATGTCAATTGGCAAAACTATACTACAGACAGAATGCACATCAAGAAATTTTTCATCAACAACGATTGGGACTGGGTGACTGCTCACGAAAATCCAGATGTCCCATACGAAGAATACCTGTCAGAATTGTCTCGACACAGATTTGTGGCCTGTCCTCCCGGTAACGGGGTTGACTGCTACAGGATTTTAGAGTCTATTTACTTGGGAGCCATACCGATTGTCGAAGACAGCCCCACGATGAGATATTTGGACGGTCTACCAATACTGAAAATTAGAAGCTGGGGAGTCATAAACTCCCTAGACTGGCTACAGCGGAAGTATGATGAAATTATGTCCCGTGTGCCACCTGTGTCCCCCACTCTTGACAAGGCAAAATTATCATATTGGACTAAAATAATAAAAAGGGCTTTCTATGAACACTTTTCCTAATATGGAAACTAGGATATTTCACGACTATTGCATTAGAGAGAACTTGAACATGACGCACAACTTGACCCAGCTAAAACAACACGCATCCATGATGTCGGTAGAATCCCGAAAGGTGCATCCATTTTTTGGATCATGTACAACAAATGTCGTCAATCACATTGATTGGGATTTTATAGAAAGCTTAATCAGGAATGGTACAAAATAGCATTAATATAATATCCCCAATCAATCAATTGGGATACGGAGTTGCTGGACTAAACATAGTCTCGGCTCTTAACACATCTCTTGAGGTATCTCTCTGGCCAATAGGACAACCCGATTGCGATAATTCCTATATACCCTTAATCCAAGAGTGTGTAGGAAGATCTGAATTGCCCGATTTTAACGCTCCCTGCTTACGAATATGGCATCAAAACGACATGAGCCAATTTGTGGGAAGGGGCGATAGGATCGGGTTTCCTATTTTTGAGCTTGACAGATTTACAACTCAGGAAGAACACCACCTTAGCTCCCTTGACAAAATAGTTGTTTGCTCTGAGTGGGCCAAAGAAATATGCATGAAACATGTCTCTGGTGATCCAAAGGTTTTTGTGGCTCCGCTGGGAGTAGACAGAACAATATTCAAGGAAAGCGTGTCTTCCAGACCAGAAACCATATTTTTCAACTGTGGCAAGTGGGAAGTCAGAAAAGGACACGACGTTTTAGTAGAAGCCTTTAACGCAGCTTTCACTCCTGATGATAACGTAGAGCTTTGGATGATGTGTCATAACCCGTTTTATACGGACGAAGAAAACCGACATTGGGAAAATCTATATAAAAGCTCTGTTCTGGGAGACAAGATTAGAATAATTCCTAGGCAAAGAACTCAGCAGGATGTGTATAATATAATGAGACAGATTGATTGCGGTGTCTTTCCCTCCAGAGCAGAGGGATGGAACCTAGAATTGCTAGAACTAATGTCCTGTGGCAAACATGTGATCGCCACCAATTATTCTGGACATACCGAATTTTGTACCAAAGAGAATTCTATGCTTATACATACAGACGAAAAAGAAGACGCAACTGACAATAAGTGGTTCTTTGGTCAGGGACAATGGGCTAAGGTTGGAGACAAACAGGTTAAGCAGATGTCCCTTTATATGAGCGCTATCCACAGGGCAAAACAAAGTGACAGGCTTTTTGTCAACGACGAATGCGTAAATACAGCCAAGAAATTTTCTTGGGGCAACACAGCAAAGGAGATTATTAATGCCATCTCCACGTGAAGGCGAAAGAGAAAAAGAGTATATTTCAAGGTGTATGTCCAGCGAAGAAGCCAAGAGGGATTTTCCAGATTCAAAACAAAGAGTCGCTTTCTGTAATAGTAAGTGGCAGAACAAATCTAAGGGTGCTTATGAATATGAAGATCCCAAGACTGGAGAACTCTTCTATTATTCTAGAAGGGGCACGTACAGAAAAAATGGAAGAGTGTTAATCTTTAAAAGAACGAAAGGTGAAACAATGTCAGACCATATTTTTAACAGAGCAGTTCGGTCCTATGCCGATGAACAAGCTGGATATCCCCCAAATTGCAACAAGGGGTATGTGGAAAAGGACGGCAAGTGTGTTCCCGTAGAAGAGAACAATGCGGAGTGGTCGAAAGACAAAAAGAAGAACGGCGACGACGAAGAAAAAAACGGGAACGACAAAAAGAAGAACGGAAATGACAAAAAGAAGAATGGAAACGATAAAGAGAAAAATGGCGACAAAAAGAAGAATCCGTTCGAGAAGAAGAAGTAGTCTATGATCTCTGCGATTATCTTTTCTAGAGATAGAGCTAATCAGCTTAGTTTGCTTTTAAGCAGCATAGATAAGAATGGCTCTGATCTATTCGACGTAACCGTGATTTATAATGCCTCTTCGGACGCATTTCAAGATGGATACAATATACTTGAAGATCAACATGAAGAGATAGTCTGGATCAAACAGCAGTCTCCTCCTTCAGATTTTAGGGAGATAACCCTACAAGCTATAAAAAACTCAGGAGAATACATTTGCTTTTTTGTTGATGACAATATTCTGTATAACAAAGTAGAGACAGTTTTTGAATCTATAGACGCTATGTTTAAGTATTTTGATGCTCAAGAAAAACAATTGCTGTGTTTGTCTCTAAGGCTAGGAAGTAACACGTCGATACAAAACGAATACAAAAACACAGAATGTCCATTCCCCCAAGAATTGATTGCGGTTGACAACCTGTACGCTTTGTGGGACTGGACGTTACTGCCCAAACACACTAATTTTGCCTATCCATTTTCCGTTGACGGTCATATATACAGAAGAGATCAGGTATTGAAAATGGTCACATACGACTTTGATACCCCCAACGGACTGGAGGGGTCTGGTGAATTTGATGTCTCCTTGCCCAGCCTCATGGCGTGTTTTGACGAAAGCGTTCTTGTCAACAGTCCTGCCAATATTGTTGGGTCGTCAGCAAACAAAGCTGGGGAAAAGTATGGGATGGAGTTAGAGGAATTAAACAGGTTATTTTTATCTGGACATGCCATAGATTTGGATTCTATGGATTTCTCCGAAGTGAGAGGATGCCATCAAGAGATTCAGTATCAATTTAGAGGAGAAATTAAATGTTAGACTTTATCAAGAAGCATTTTCTGTGTTTGGGCATTGGAGTTGCAGTAGGTTACTGCCTCCACTTCTGCCCCCTACTTTGCAACTGCGCTGGGCTTTGCCCGGTGGCTAGCGCAAAGGCTTGCGCCTGTGATAGTTGCTCGTGCGATAAATGCGCCTGTGACGATACTGGTTGCAAGTGTCCTAATTGACTAAAGAAGTGATTAACACCAGTTGGTGTATATTTCAAGTGAGAATTAAAAAGGAAGGATAGATATGAGTCAAACGATGAATGCTGCTAGGGAACATTTTCACGCTAAGGCAGCGGAAGCTAGAGTCAGATTGGATCTATATTCCAATAACCCTCTTGCGGTAGGGGATCACTCTAACGTGGTTGATGAAGTAATTAAGGCTACCGAAGATTATGAGCATGCAGTAAGCTGCATGGAAATCATTCAAGCGGTAGTCAAAGAGAATGCTTCCTAATGTCTCTAAAATATAGAGCAAAAGTACATCTGGGAATTTTTTCAGTAAAATTGCTGGACAGTGGCCCATCTTATGAGGTGGTTCTATCTAAAGATGGCAGCACCCCTAGAGCATTAATGTATGGGCCACATCAAACAGTTGACGTTTTAAAAAAAATATCCAATAAGCATCTTAAAGTCGATCCAGATTGGTTAGACACAAAACTCATTGGCGTTATAAACGCTAAAACCAACAAGGGGTATGAGCTTAATATCTTTTATGGGGTCATAATACCAAGTGATATAGATCTTAAATGCGGTAAATGGGTTCCTATTGATGAATACCTTAATCCTGACAAACAGTTTGCAACAAAAGATAACGCATATCACTATCTCATAAAAAACATGAGTCTCATAATACATTAAATGAAGTCAAATAGTCCACCGGGTCAAATAAACTATATCATAGACGATAACCACGTAGTGTGGATGGAGGCTTCGTGGCTTGACGATCAGGCGTCCATCGAAAAATTCGCTACTCTTTTATATGAGATACATTCAGGCGAGCTATTAGAAGACACTTTACGTTTTCTAAAAGAAGAGTGCAATAAGCAAGGCTCCCAAAAATTATATCAAAAGATACTGGTTACTATGAACAAAATGTTTCTTCCCGATGATGCGCTCGAAGAAGTCGCAGAGAACAGCGAAAAAGATACTCCTGTAGTCTCCCCAACCGAAGTAGCTTTAAATTACCTAAGCATGTTTTAACGCGAGGTTTTTAATGTCTCACAAAACTATAGCTTGGGAAAAATGGGAAGAACCCTCACAACCAAGCGTAGACACGTCGGCCTTGTTTGCTCCGCAAGCTCCGCAAGCTGAGAGCTTTGAGGACACAGGGGATGTAGCGGACGGCGATTTTGAAGAGGGGCTAAGCACCTTCTTTGAGAAGATGCCAAAATTAATCAATACTCCGATGGGTGTATATCAAGTCGATGACAATATGAGTCCTTTCAAACACTTTGATTGTTGGATAGGACACACAAATTTCGATATCACTGCGTTCGTAAAAGATCAGATAGAGCTTACGCCCGGCGTCGAAGCTTTAATCATCTTAACCCGATACAGATTTTTTATAGGTGTCGGAAAACTATTTAGTTTCAGAAATGTTCGGGTTAGCATAGAACACAGTATATGCAAGGGGCAATTCGAAAAAGAAGTTGAAAATGTTCCTGAGAACATAGCATTAGAAATAGAGGCCACAAAAGAATCGCTTGCAGGGTACTCACACTGGGCCATTTTTGTATTCCCAAATGGATATATGGATCACGCCGGAACGAACGACAAAAACGATGAGGAGTATAAAAAATCATTACTGCTTTATAAGAACGCCAAGCTAATATCGGGTGGTATTTTGATACAATCCGATAAAGCGTAGTGATTGAGACCCTTGGAACTGACAAGGAATAAGAACAGATGCCCATGAGGAAAATTTGTGATGATGAGTTCAATCAAGAGCTTTCAAACATCAATAACATCAAGATAATGAACAAAGTCTGCGGTTTCTACTCAAAAATTATACCCAGAGAAGATCTTCACAGGTGCAAATTGGTGGCTCTCTGGAAGGCTATGTCTAGGTTTGACAAGTCCTGCGGTCAAAAATTCACGTCATATCTGTATAATAGCATAAAATGGGAATGCCAGAAAGAGCTTTATTCAATAAATAAATCAAGAAGGGGCCTAGATTACAACGACGATCTTTTTTCGTGCTGCGATCAGAACGATGTCGATATATTCGACGCCATAGAAACCCTGCCTCTGAAGCTCCAAATAGCCGTAAAGCAAAGGTTTTTTTATGGCTTTACAATGGAAGAGATAGGAAGCAAAAACAACTATAGCAGAGAAACCGCAAGAAGATATGTTAAGAAGGGTGTTGAAAAACTGAGGGAGATTTGCAAATTAACATAGGGTAATTGGTGTATAATATACTAGGATTGGAATGAATATTACAGGAAAAACAGGATTGATAGCCAGACACAGAAAGGTGTTGAAAAATGGCTACACAAGCAGTAACAAGCGGTGCATCTAAGAACAATGGCGGTACTGTCCTCGGTATCACTAGCGCCACCACTACTACAGCAGGTTCTGCTGTAACAAGAACTCTTCAAAATAACGATTTGGCTTTATCGGAAACTCCTAACATTGGTTATGGCTCCAAGGTAGTAGCTCTAACTGGCAGTAAGTGGAAGCCCGGTATTCAGACCGCCAAAGGCTCTGGCGCTCTTGCTTACCAGCCCAAAGCCAACGATCCACAGTTCTTGCTTCGCGGATATGCCTCGAAGATTAACAATGTTGCTTCAACGCTGTTAACCTTCCCCGCAAGCGACAACAATGATCGCGCTCCTATTCATGGTCATACCGAAACCGAGCGTATTCACATCACCAGTATTGCTTATGCGACCGGTATTGCAACCGATGGCGGTAACGCTGGTGACAATGTTTCGTTCAACGCCGACCATGCTGCCACGCCGACTCGTGCAGTACCCGGCGAATTTGTCTATCTTGCCACTCCTGTATTCTTCACTTCAACCAGCAACCAGTTTGACTATCCGGCCAAGACTGGTGGCTAAAGCTAATTGACAATTTCATCACATGGAGAGGGGTCGTTAGTTCACGCTCTCGACCCCTCTTTTTATCTTGGAGTCATCATGGATTCAGAAATTTTTTCAGTTCCTGTATTGGCCGCAGTAGTGGCAATTGTTTTGGTTCTAGGAAAGGTGATTGAGGTTCTTATTCTAAAAGCAGTTCCTCAAAAGTCAGTTTTGATGGACGACGAAAGAGACTGGATAAAACATACCAACGAGATCATGTCAAAGTGTGACACTGATGGTACACCCTTGGTGTATGTACCTAGAAGTTGGGCAGAAATCCAAAAAGACATGCAACATGTAATGATAAAAATCGTTAATGATCAGAGAAGGATAGCTGACATATTAGATAGAATAGAAAAAAAACTAGAGAGCGAATAGATGAATTTGGTCCCTTACACCGATGCAGTGTCTCAAATCGAAGAGGCAGACGTTTTACTGTTTCGAGGTGAGGGACTAATTTCTTGGCTCATTAAAAGATATGGTAGCGGGGTTCATAGCCACGCTGCAATGGCACACTGGGACGATGACGATTTACAGTGTGTAGAATTTAGAGAATTCAAGGGCGGCAGAGCCGTTTCTATGAAATCTCAGGTGGAAACCCATCCAGACAATATTGATGTGTTTAGAGCGGCTGATTACATTGAATTTGATGGTACGGGCTACAAACTCACAAAAGATGTTCGTAACGAAATAACAGATGTTATGGGAAGTATTACTGGTTTACCATACGGGTGGACAAACTTTTGGAAATTAGGAAAACACTATCTGCCTTTTTGTAGACTGGCAGAGCAAAATATAAAAGATGACGATCCTACAAACGTCTTCGTGTGTAGTACCGCCGTTGTTTACGCTTACAGACAGGCTTATCTAGATCCTGTACCGTACCTAGCTGACAGCGCGGTAACACCGGCAGACCTTGCAAGATCGTGTCTTTTCGGATACAAGTTTACCATCAAGAAAGATTGGTAAATGCAGGATTTAGGAATTTCTCTAGCAGGATTTGCTTTTGTGCTACTAATTTTAGGTATACTAATGAAGGTTAAAAACCGTTGAGGAATCAACTATGAATAAATTTCTATGCGCGGCTACGCTTTTCTTAGCTTTAATTCTAAGCAGCCGACCGGCTTCAGCACAGGCTCTAACTATTGACCAAGCACTAGACGCGGTGTGTAGAGTTAATACTAACGGGGCCAGAGGCAGCGGAACTGTATTTCAAGAAGATGAAGAAAACTACTACGTACTGACCAACGGTCATGTAATTGGAAGAGCCAAGAGAGGCCACCTAGAGTTCTTTCAAGATGGCTACAAGTCTGCTATGATTCCTTTTAAAACTGAATACGTAGCTTACGAAGAAGGCACTGCTCTTGACCTAGCCATAGTCTCAGTAAAAAAGAAATATTTTGGCCGGTATCCCCCGAGAGTAATTCCCCTAGCCCCCAAGGGTACGAAAATTGGGGCGAACGATCTCGTTATGGCTGGCGGGTGTCCTTCTGCTCAATGGGCTTGCGCTTGGAAAGGCAGAGTCCTGAGAAATGCGGGGGCTGTTGTTAGCTTTAACGCCGCCCCTATTGGCGGTCAATCAGGTAGTGGAGTTCTCATTCTTATCAAAGACGATAAGGGAGAGATTCACACTAGGCTGGGTATCTTGCTAGCTTGGAGAGTTGGAGATGGTGCTTGGACAGATGATGGTCCAGATGATTATGGCGCTGGCCTATCCCTAAAGCAGATTTATGAGATCATTGAGGGTAATGGTAAGGGACACCCCATTGAAACTTCTTACAACTTGGTGTACGAAGAAAAAGAAGAGGTGAAAAATACTAAGTCCGCAGAGGAAAGATTGCAGCGGGTTTGTCCACACTGCCAACGCAAAATTAAGGACCACGTCGTTATTCCCCATAAGGGGGGTCTCAGAAAAACCGACAAGGGCGAGTTCATGTTTTGCCCCGAACTAAAGTTCCCTGATGGCGGTATTGCAGATACGGCAAAATATTATGGGGGCATAAGAGTTGGCGAGCTATACGAAGGAAACGGTCTGTTTCCTTGGTGTCCTTGGGATAGATGTCCCCCGCCCAATCAACCACCTGTACTACCTCCCTCTAACCCAAATCCGCCAGACGGCGGCGATTTTAATGGCTGGCCCGGTAGACCAGATCCCGGTGGTCCCGTTGATCCACCTATCGATTTTGAAAAAGAGCGCCAAGAGTATCTTGACAAGATTACGGAGCTTAAAGAAAAACTAACCAATCTTGAGTCTCTTTCCGAAAGCCTAAAAGCTGAGCTTGCAGGGGTAAGTGGCAATCTATCAAGTTCTAATAATGAAATTAATGGCCTAAAAGAATTATTAGGAACTGTCGAAGGGCAGAAAGACTCTCTTAAATCTAGAATAGATCAGCTACTAGGTGTTGTTAAAGATAAAGACGACAAAATTTCTGATCTTGCAGAAAATGGAGTTCACTATCTAGATGGGTCTACTGGTGGTAATGGCAACGCGGTTGAAAACGTTAGTTTTACCCTTGGTGGAGCCAGCTTGGGTATGTTAGCCCTTAAGTACGGAGTGCCATTCTTACTTAGGCGCAGAAGAAGAAAAAAGAAAAAAGAGGATGACGAAAACGATGATGATGGGTATGATATTGGTAGGGAGCCTCTCCCCGATGGAGGATGTGATGATTGCGTACACAAGCATGTGCATGAACACCAACATCATGGTTTGCCAGACTGTCCACCAAACACAAGGCCAAACCACCCAGACGAGTATGTAATGGATCGCAGAGATCTTCCTAGAGGCAGAAGCGTTGACGAGTTACCTAATGATTTTCTCCCTTATGGTTTTAAGGCCAATCCAGTATCGTCACCCGGACTAGCACCACAATTACCACATGTACCCTTTGGTTCACGGAAGTCTATTGGCCCAGAGCAGATTATGACTACTCTGGGAGAATTGGTTAATGAGTACGGAGACGACCACACTATGACCGCTTTTCAAATTGACACCTTATTACGTCAAAGACTTAAGAAAAAATACAATATCGAATAAAGGAGATATAATATGTCTGATACTTTAGCAACCCCTACCCACGACGCAATCATACCTTACATGTTTGAGGGAGTGAAGTGGGCGATCCCCAACGTAGGGGACAATAAAGAGACTCACAACCTAGCCCTAGGCAGATTGTTTGATAAGATTGGCGAGCATCTACAGGCGTTCTCAATCAGAACAGACTGTTTTGTTCCCGGCCCTCCAACTCTTGGAGCCGTGAAGCATCATCACAATATGTTCGTTCGTCTGAACGATCTTATTGATGTCAACACCAAGAGAGACAATGTGGAGCGTCTTGAAGCTCATCACATTACGCATGAGCGTAGAGCATTCAAGGTTTATCCCATTAGATACTTTGATGTCAAGAATGACTACTGTCGTCGATGGATCGAGCTTTGCTTGCAGGGCATGAGCAATATTGTTCAGCTTAGCGAGAACACTTGGTCGAATGACTGGAGTGAGTCTACAGCCGTAGAGATCAAGAAGCTATTCCGTGAAGCATATCGTCTGATGTGCGTAGAACTCTTTAGGGTTCCTTTTGCCGATGCGGAAAAGGTTTTTGACAATTTGGCTCCGTTCTTCTTGACAGCAGAACACTTCGGTGCTTATGATGTCTCACACATTCCTACCATCGAATGGATTAAACATCCTGCGCTTGGTAGCGAATTTACAGAAGATGAACTAAGACCCATCGCCACCAACAATGTTCCTGTTGCTCCCGGCGTTGTCGAGAACGATGGAAATTCACCCCAGCGCGAAATCGAAAGACGAATGCAGGGTGGTGGCGAAGTAGTTAACTAACTGCTATATATATACTAAGAATTTTAAGGAAGGATTCCGATGATGAAGGCTATGTGGATCGCTACGCTAGTTGTATCCATGTTTGTTACAACTGCAAACGCACAGGACAATGTACTCTATCAACATCTGCAAGACGTTTCCGTCACCGTAAAGGCGGCGGGTGGAGAAGGCTCCGGTGTTATTGTAACGAGGGAGGTCGAAACTTCTCCAAACGTCAAGAAGAAGGTTAATTTTGTTTGGACTGCGGCCCACGTTGTAGACAGCCTTAGATCGGTTAGAGTAGTCATCAAAAATGGAAAGCCTCAAACAATTGTCGAGTTTAAGGACGCTCAAATTGTTCAGGAGCTAGTTGAGAATGGCCGTCGAGTTGGCGAAATTAAAATGGAAGCCAAGGTCATTAAATACAGCGACTCCGAGAATGGCGAAGACTTGGCTCTTCTAATGGTTAGAAAGAAGGGTTTTGTTGACAAGTCAGCCACCTTCTATAAGGCCGCAGGTAAGCCAGTAGCCATTGGCACAGAGCTTTACCATGTTGGCTCATTATTAGGCCAAACTGGCTCGAATTCGATGACGCGAGGAATTTGTTCTCAAGTCGGAAGAGTTCTTGACTTAGGCAACGGAAGCGGTGTAGTCTTCGATCAAACCACAGTGACGGCTTTTCCGGGGTCCAGTGGTGGTGGAGTATTCTTAAGCGAGCGGTCTGGTGATAATGCTGGACAATACATGGGGATGCTTGTCCGTGGTGCTGGAGAAACCTTCAACTTGATCGTCCCCGTAAGACGAATGAGAACCTATGCGAAGAAAGAAAACGTTCTGTGGGCTATTGATACAGACGTTAAGGTTCCCTCTCTACAAGAAATGACATCTATGTCCACAGAAGGAACTGAAAGCTCGCCAACCAGAGGAACTAAGGCTACTAAGGACGCAGTTAAGTTTCCAGTGCTTCCTTTAATAAGAGAAGAGAATGAAAGCAATTAAATTTTTCGTGGCTGCTGTTGTTTTTACAATGGTAAATGTTGCGGCGGTCATATATCTCAATAATTATCTAGTAAAAGAAGACAAGAACCCGCTGGGCGAACCAACAGTTTGCGAACCCGCACCAATTAAAGAGACAGGCTTACATAGCCAAGAAGCTGTGGCGCTAGCCGCTATGCTAGACCAAGTTATCAAAGAGGCAAGAATGAGAGATACGGTTGTGGCCCAACAATTAATGAGAATACAACACAGGATGGAAATGCACAAGCAAAGAACGCCTCTGTGTCCCGATTGTGCTAATCCTAATCCCAACCCCACGTTTACTGCGAAATACCGCTACACCAAGGATGGCGCTCGATGAAATGGATTTCGTATTCACTTTTTTTACTGAGGAGAAGAGATGTCTGAGAAGATCGCACTACTATTTAAGTCACGACGATTTTGGGTCGCTGTTGGCGGCATCGTTGTAACTACCACCAACATCTTCGGCTTCGATCTGAACCCGGAGCAGGTTCAAAATATTGTCCTATTGGGTGGAGCTTGGATTGTTGGAGACAGCCTGAGAACTGCTTAGAGACTATCAATGAACATCGAGAAGACGGATAAAATTGTTGTCACTGGCGGAAAAGGATTTCTGGGAAGAGTAGTTTGTAAAAAGCTGAAGTCTTCTGGATATAACCATATAATAGAGCTTCCGGGTTCTCGCGCTCCAATGGCTCTCGACCTTACTAAAAGCTTAGATGTATCCTGTTTATTTCGTAATTATCAACCAAGTATAATTATACATCTAGCTGCTAGGGTCGGGGGTATCGGAGCCAACAAAGAGAACCCCGGAAGCTTTTTCTATGAAAACATGGCCATGGGCCTAAACCTTATTGAAGAAGCGCGAAAGAACAACTGCAAAAAGTTCTTATTGACCAGTACGGTATGCTCATATCCAAAATTTACGCCAGTGCCTTTCAAAGAAGAAGATCTCTGGAATGGATATCCAGAGGAAACCAATGCTCCATACGGTATTGCTAAGAAAGCCCTTATGGAGATGCTTCAAGCGTATAGACAACAATATGGATTTAATGGCGTTACTCTGATTCCCGTCAACATGTACGGACCCGGAGACAATTTTGACCCCGACAGTAGCCATGTTATTCCGGCACTGATATTAAAATTTAAACAGGCGAAGGCCAACAACGACAAAGAGGTAGTAGTCTGGGGCAGTGGCGGGGCCAGCAGAGAATTTTTATACGTAGACGACTGTGCTGACGCAATAGTCATGGCTCTAGAACAATACAACGAGTCTTCTCCGGTCAACATAGGAACCGGAAAGGAAATTACAATCAAAGAGCTAGCCGTTCTTATAGGTCAAATAGTTGGCTATCAAGGAGAGATCATATTTGACTCAGCTAAACCAGACGGACAGCCGAGGAGATGTTTAGACACAAGCATGGCGGAATCCTCTTTTGGATTCAAAGCGGCTGTAGGTCTAAAGGAAGGTCTAGAAAACACAATAGGCTGGTTCAATGAAAGTAGTTTGCTCAACAGTTATACGAGCCGCTGAACAAGGCTCTATCCACGGGGGTCTCTATGTTATTGATATTAACAATGACGAGATTCTCAAATATATTCCCTACGCGGGAGATTTTGACAACGAAAACGAAAGAGGTGGAGAAAGAGGTCTGAGAGGGATAGCCGTTCTAGAAGATAAGATAGTTGTAGCTGACTCAAGCGGCTTGCTAGAATTGGACAAGGACACCTACGAAGTAACTAATAAAAAACAGGACAGAGGCTTTTTCAAATCCATACACGAGATCTGTTACTTTGATGGGCATATTTGGGTCACATCTACCGGATATGACGCAATAGTTAAACTGGACTCAGACCTTAACGTGGTCGAATTTTGGGAGATTTTAGGAGAGAGCAAAGAAGACCACAAAGTATTTACGGGCAAAAGACAGATGGATCCTAAAGAAGCTGTGCCAGATGACAAATATCATATTAACTCAATTTCTGCCTTTTCTGGCAGACTGGTGTTCTCTGCCCTGATAACTGATTTATATGATTTTGACACCATGGAGGTGGCAGAACCTATGCCATCTATAGGTGGGGTCAAGAGTTTTCAGCACAACTTCTACGCATACGATGACTGCGCCATGATTAACATGACAAGTTTAAAGCATTTAGGAATTATTAAAGACGGACAGTCAAGCTTTTTTCCAATTCCAGCCACCAACTTAGCCAAGTTTTCAATGGATAAGATTGCAGAAAATAACTGGAATAGAGGCTTGACCAGAGGTGGAAATTATGCTATAATAGGTTCTTCCCCTGCTCGCCTGTTGGTGTTCGACATGATTAAGCGTGAGTTCGTCAAACAGTTGCAAATAGAGGAAGACATTAAACACTGTGTTCACGGTCTAGAAATGTTAGAGGTTTAATCATGGATAGAAGAGATTTTATTAAAACGGGCATAGCCATTGCCGCAATCGTTCCTTTTATGGGTGAAGATGCTCAAGCTGCCGACGTACAAGTTTTTGTCAGAAATATAGAACACACAATAGACACCAATAGACTTAACTTATCTTCTGGTTTGTATATCAATCAGTTCGTTCAGCCAAGACCAATGTGCTGGGTGTGGACCCCTTACGGTTGGACTATTCAAGCCCAGCCAGTTTATTATGGTCACAATCTGAATTTTTATGGTCATCTAAACGGATATCGTCAATTAACACAAAGACGAGAAAACATTAAGCAAATCAATATTCATGACGCTGATTATATCTATATTTTAGAAGACGGGTCTATTAAAATTTATGACAGAAAAGCGAAAAGCGTCGAATCTAATTCTGTAATTCCTAATTATGCTGCTGGTCTCGGGAGGATAGATGCTCACTACAGAAGAAGAACTAGGTGATTGGTACAATCCAGTCAACAGAATATTAAACCACTTCGAATACGAAGGGTCAAAAAAAGAACGCTTGTTGCGTGAGATCCTTCTAGTAAAGAAGCTGGAAGATAAATATGGCCTCATTAACATGAGGGATATAAAGAAGATACTAGAGATAGGATCCAAAAAAGGAGAGAGCCTATCAACCGCCTTCAAGGTGCTAGGCTTTCGAGGAGAATACAAGATCTGCAACGCCAACAGTGTTGGTAGGACTGCCGACGAAGAGTTTGATCTATGTGTGGTCAGACAACAAGGACACGCCAATTTAATAAAGGACGTTAGAGCTACATATTCTTTAAGAGCATTTTAGCATGGGTAAAACAATACGCAAACAGAGTAAAAAAGACAAACGTCAGCACAAGCTAAAAAGACAGGCGAGGCAAAAAAGACGTGTCGCACAACCGACCAAATTGGGATGAGTATTTCATGGGTATGGCGTACTGTGCGTCCATACGCAGTCATGATTCACAAACAAAGGTGGGCTGCGTTATAGTTGGTAGCCCTAACGTAATTGTCGGAGTCGGGTATAATGGATTTTGTACATCGGTCAAGGAAGACGACCTTCCTACTACTAGACCCGGTAAATATCCTTTTATTGTACACGCAGAAGCCAACGCTATAAGCAACTTAGTTGTCAAACATACTGATTCCTACAGAGCCTATATCACGCATCTGCCCTGTGCCACCTGCGCCAAATTATTATGGCAAAGTGGCGTTTGGGAGTGGTATGCGCCAAAAGGAGCCAAGGCTCACGGAGAAACAGAGGAAGACAGGATTGTCTACAACCACCTCATAGAAAACGGCCTTGAAATCACGTATCTTGATTTTGATTACAGGCAATTTTTTCAAGAGTGCTTTGGCCTTCTTTAGTGTATAATATGTTATGGCCGAGGAATAATCATGAAATCTATATGCGTAATAGCAAAGGGGCCATCAGCCGTTCATGCAGACAAATTTATAGACCAAAACGATGATGTCGCCGTCATAAACGATGCGTCAATTTTCACAAAAAGAGATAGAGTAGACTATTGTTTTATTACACACAACTATTATACAACGCTAAGAGGTACTGTTCACAAAATAAGAAATATAGTCACAGTTGCTAAAAACGCAAAAGAAAAAGCGCCAGTAGGCGGGTTCGATCTTTTAGATGAAGTTGCAGATGTGAATAAAATTGTTTATGAACACCTAGTAGAGGATCATCCTCTTCAGCCACATAGAGATGGTTTTATAAGACATATAGGCGCTGGAAAAATTTGTCATCATCACACCTCTGCTGCCGCCCTACACTGGCTAGCTAAACATGGAAAATATAACCTCATAAGGGTAATAGGTATAGATGGGGGAACTGAATATGCTCCCGGTAGTTATGTTAACCAGCCGACTTATGTCAAATTAGGCATTAAAGAGGGCACGCTCGACAAATGGAAAGAGATAGTTCTTGAACTGGTGAAAGTTCTGGAGGATATTTATGACTGCAAATTTGAATTTTATAATTCCAGCAAAAACTAGTAGCTCTAGAGTTAAAAATAAAAATTGGAGAGAGTTCGCTTTTGGTAAAAGTTTAGTTGATATCACCTTAGATAAAATTCTAGACTACGGAGCCGATAAAAAGAACATCTTTATATCGTGCGAGGATATTAGCAAAGAACAATACTGTAAAAACAGAGGCGTCAATTTTCTTTTGAGAGACAAGCGCCAGTGCGACAATGATTTTAGTGTACAGACTTTGTTGCGAAACATATGCGATCAAGTTAAAGATGATAAAGATATTGCTTACTCTCAGGTTTGCGATCCCTTTTTCGATGATTACAAAAACTGCTTAGATTTATGGGACGAGGTAAAACAAAAGGGTCACGATAGCTTAGTTGTGTGTCATGCTCACAAAATGTATTTGATGGATTCTGAGTCTAGGCCAATTGGTTGGTCTTTTGGATCTCATCACACAAAAAGTCAGGATTTACCAATTTTCAGAACGATGCCCTTTACTTTATCGGCTCTCACGAGAGATAGTGTAAAACAAAGCGGTTATCATGTTGGCTCAAATCCGTACTGGTACGAATCTAGCCGTAGAAATATTGACATCGACACAGAAGAAGATTTCAGGCTGGCTCAAATAATATATACAGAGTTAACCCCAGAAAGAAAACTATGAAAGAACCACCAAAGGGTATAACTACGAACGTTAAAGTGTCAAGAGTGATCGATGGAGACACCGTAGATGTAGAAATAACAAGAACGGTTCGCGTTAGATTACTTGACTGTTGGGCGCCAGAAACTCGCACGACAGACCCGGTAGAAAAGGCCAAGGGATATGAATCTAAAAAGTACCTTCACAATTTGTTAAAACAGGTTTTTTACAATGATCTTGCGGCCAGAAAACAAAAAAAGGTTACCCTCTTTATACCAGCCGACGAACAAGGAGAGCTTAAAGACAACTTTACTTTCAGCAGGGTTCTAGGCAGATTATTTGTCAATGGAGAAGACGTGTCTGAACGTATGGTTGAGGCTGGAAAGGCTACTAGAACAAAATGAATATTAGAGGCGCTAGGAGCGATAAACCGCTTACACTTAAGCTGGCCAACGGAAAAGAAAAGTCTTTTCGAGATGGCTCTGCAATGCATGCGTGGTATATGAAGAACAGAGATTCTCATCAACCCAGAAAAAAGAAAAGACCCAATAGCGGGTCTAACAAAAAACAGTAGGGATAATGTCTGTAAAAGAATTAGAAAACTACACATTTGTTTCTAAATACGCTAGATGGATACCGGAGAAAAAAAGAAGAGAGACTTGGAGAGAATCGGTTGATCGTGTCAAAAAAATGATGCTTGATCAATATCCAGATGTCAAAGAGGATATTGAGTGGGCTTATGACATGATGTATAAAAAGAGAGTTCTAGGCTCACAACGAGCTTTGCAGTTTGGCGGCTCTCCCATTCTAAAACATAATGCGCGCGTTTATAACTGCATCGCTTCGTTCATAGACCGTCCAAGATTCTTCCAAGAATGCATGTATCTTCTCTTGTGTGGCTGCGGCACTGGATTCTCTGTTCAGAAGCACCATGTAGAAAAGTTGCCCAAGCTAGTCCATAAGAAAGACGGCACTAAAAAATTCGTCATACCAGACACAATAGAAGGATGGTCTGACGCTGTTGGTGTTTTGGTCAGCAGCTATTTTGAAGATTGCGAACTGTTTTCTGAATATACAGGGAAGACCGTAAACTTTGACTTCTCAGAAATCAGACTAGCCGGATCATATTTAAGTTCAAGCTCCGGTAAGGCTCCCGGCCCAGAACCTCTGAAAAAAGCCTTGACAAACATCAAGAAAGTTTTAGATAGGGCTATAAAGAACGCAGAATTCTCAACGAGAAAGCTGAGACCTATAGATGTCTATGATGTTGTTATGCATGCTGCTGACGCTGTTATTAGTGGTGGTGTACGCAGAAGCGCTACGATTTGTCTTTTTTCGCCAGATGATGAAGAGATGGCACTGGCAAAGACTGGTAATTGGTTTCATGATAATCCTCAACGTGGTCGCTCTAATAATTCTGTTCTCCTTCTCCGTGATAAGACCAGTCCTACACAATTTACAACATTGATGGAGTCGGTCAAGGAGTTTGGGGAGCCGGGCTTTGTGTGGGCCGATTCCACAGAATTCGTAGTCAACCCCTGCGTTGAAATCGGACTTTATCCTGTTGATGACGAGACTGGTGAAACGGGATGGCAAGCGTGCAACTTGAGCACAATTAACTGCGCTAAGATTAAAACTAAAGATGAGTTCTTAGAATCTTGCAAAGCAGCATCCATTATAGGAACCCTACAGGCTGGCTTTACGTCTATGGCGTATCTGGGAGAGACTACGGAGAAGATTCTTCGTCGAGAAGCTCTGCTAGGAGTTTCCATGACCGGCATCATGGAGCGCCATGAGATTTGCCTTGACCCCGATGTGCAGAAAGAGGGAGCCAGAGAGGTCAAGAAAGCCAACAAGGTGCTTGCTAAGAAGATCGGTATCAATCAAGCCTCCAGAGCCACCTGCGTTAAGCCCGAAGGCACGGCGTCCTGCATTCTTGGAACTAGCTCTGGAATCCACCCCCATCACGCTAAAAGATATATCAGGAGAGTGCAAGCTAACAAGATGGAAGATATCTATCAGCATTTCAAAAAAACGAATCCACGAGCTTGTGAAGAGTCCGTTTGGTCTGCTAATGATAGCGATGACGTTGTTGCTTTTTGTATAGAAGTGCCTGATGGGGCCAAGCTTAAAAATAAAGTTGGCGCCTTAGACCTATTAAACTGTGTCAAATCCACCCAGCAAAATTGGGTGATGATAGGTAGAACCGACAGCCTTTGCGCACAGCCCTATTTACAACACAATGTATCCAACACCATCAATGTTAAGCCAGAAGAATGGAAAGATGTGCAAGCTTTTATTTACAAAAATAGAAGATACTTTTGTGGGGTATCACTGCTGCCCGTGAGTGGCGATAAGGATTACCCTCAAGCGCCTTTCACGACAGTGTATCTTCCCAGCGAAATGGTGTCCCATTATGGAGACGGCGCAATGTTTGTAAGCGGCCTTATCGAGGTGGCACTTAATTTGTGGGAAGACAATCTTTGGGCCGCTTGCGATTCCTTATTAGGTCTTGGACAAAAAGTAAAAGGCAATGGCAAAAAAACTTGGGCCGACAGATGCCAAAAGTTTGCTGATAAATATATGGATGGGGATATTAAAAAACTAACCTATTGCATGAAAGATGTATATAACTGGAAAGAATGGGTTGACGTTCAAAGATCTTACTCTTCTGTTGACTATACTGAGTGTATAGAGGAGCAGGACAACACTACCCCAGAGCAAGAATTAGCTTGCGCAGGAGGCGTTTGTGAAATTATTTAACTGGATAGGAGGAGATACAATGGGAGGCAACCCAGAAGTGGGATCAATACAAGTTAAAAAAGTAACCGATACCGCTAAACTTCCATCGAAGGCTCATGTTACGGATGCCGGATTTGATCTTTATGCTGAAAAGTATAGCTCAATTCCCTCTGGTGAAACCAAGTTGATTGGAACTGGAATCGCTATGGCTATCCCAAGGGGATATGCTGGGCTGATCTGGGACAGGTCTTCCATGGGTGTAAAAGGTTTGCACAGATTTGGCGGCGTAATAGATTCTGACTACAGGGGCGAAATCAAAGTGTGTATACACAACGCCTCTGAAGAAAGCTATACTATAAGTGAAGGAGACAAGATAGCTCAGCTTGTTATACAGGCGCTGCCATCTTTCTTCTTAAGAGAAGTGGATTCATTGGAGGAAACCGAGCGTGGTGGCAAAGGTTTTGGTAGTTCCGGTATATAGAAAGTATTTATGAAAAGAGGCCCACGTAAGAAGAATCTCAAGCCTAAAACCCCAAATCAGGCTGAGTACATCAGAACTATAGCGGAAAATGATGTAACTTTTTGTGTAGGACCAGCAGGGACAGGAAAAACCAGCGTTGCAGTAGGGCTGGCTTGCGAACATCTAAAAGAAGGAAAAGTTCAAAAAATAATCATTACCAGACCAGTCGTTGAGTCTGGCAGGACGGGATTAGGATTTTTGCCGGGTAGTTTTCAAGAGAAAATCCACCCATATCTCATACCCGTACTAGAGGAAATGAAATTATTCCTAACGGACGCGCTTGTTAAAAAGTATATGTCTGATGGAACGATAGAGGTTGTTCCTCTAGAATACATGAGAGGAAGGAACTTTCACAATTGTTTTATGATACTGGACGAAGCCCAAAACACAACGCATGAACAAATTAAGATGTTCATAACTCGTATTGGGCGAAAATCCAAAGCTGTAGTTAATGGAGATATAGATCAGAGTGATCTTCCACCTGCGGCAAGAGGAGCCTTAGAAAACTGTCTTGATAAGTTAGAAGACACCAATTTGGTGGGCATAGTAGAATTGACAGACGACGATATAGTTAGAAATAGGATTATATCCGCAATATTAGCAAAACTTTAAGCCCTCGTAGCTCAACAGGATAGAGCAACGGTCTTCTAAACCGTAGGTTACAGGTTCGAGTCCTGTCGAGGGTGCGTGCATCCACGTCATCTGGACGGTACAATATATAAAGGAGGGATACAATGGTTGATTCGCTTAAGACACTAATAGTAGACTGTGATGGTGTAATAGCAGACAAGAATCACGGTGGTGACTACAGTAAGGCTAAGCCTTTGCAACATGGCATAGATCAAGTCGGGAGGCTCTATGACATGGGATACACTATAACTTTGTATACTGCTAGATATGGAGATAGGGAAAAAGGAAATATCCACAGACAATACGAGCGTGGGTATAGGGAATGGACAGACTGGCTAGAGGCTCACGGTGTCAAGTATCATCACGCACATATGGGTAAGCTCGCTGGCGTGATATATATAGACGATAAAGCCGCTAGGGTTCGTGGAGATGACGAGTCTGGCTGGTCCGACGTTTGGGAGGAAGTATCTAATCTAGAAGGCAAAGACAGGTATGGCAATCCAATATAATCATGAAAACTTTCGTAAGGCTATTTAACAAATATGCCTATGCAGCAGCATATGCCCAACTGTGGCTTTTCATTGGGTGTGCTTCTGCCGTTGACATATACACATCCATAAAGACTCAAGAATATTTGTTAGAGCTTGAACTTAACCCAGTGGGTAGGTGGCTCATACGACAAGATGGTGGAGACATAGCCTTGTTTATGGGAATAAAAACCGCCGGAACGACACTTGCTCTCGGAATTCTTGTCATGCTATACCAGTGGAAAAAACACTGGGCTTGGGCCTCCATTATAGGAGTAGCCCTTATGCAGATATTTGTTTTGTGGAGTCTACAGCAGTGAGCATATTCGGAATTAAGTTTCTGTCCAGAAATATTTTTGGGTCTCTAGATAAAAGATACAGCCTCAAAACACGCGATGATAAGCCCTTTAAGCTGATGGGAGAGAACCAGCTACGTCAAATCACAGATGTCTCATTAGAATCTAATATGATTTCAGGAAATATTGTGGAACATTTGTGCGAACAACTTATAAATACTAGAAAAATCTGTGAACAATTAGCAGAAGAAAAAGACAATCCTAAAAACCTTACAAAAATAGCTAAAGACGTAGAACAGATAATATAATGCCAACTTACGAATACAAATGTGACGCTTGTGGGCATGATTTTGAAATAGTTCAATCTATGAAAGACAAAGCCAAAAGAAAGTGTCCAGAGTGCAAAAAGAATAAACTAAAGCGCGTTTTTGGAACTCCGTTTGTTTTTGTCAAAGGAGAACCACAAACAATTGGACATTGGGCTGAAAGAAATACCGAACAGATGAGTAACTATGAGCTTGGCGACAAACGTGGGAAGCAAGAAGAAGCCAATAAGAAGGCCACCGAAAAAAGTTCTAGCGGAGTTACCAGAAAAGAGATTAGAAAAATGACCCCGGAACAAAGAATGAAATATATAGAGAAGGGTACTAAATAATGGCTGGAGACCCCCCATACAAGGCTATTGTTCTTATGGATATTAGTATTCATGAGGTTTTAAAAACCGGCGAGTGTTCTGGGGAAAAAATGCCGCTACAGGAAATGCAAAGGTATGGATTTAATAACGATAAAATTCCCGTTGTTGTTAAGGGACAAAACAAATATGAATGTATCAAAAAACTAGTTAGCAAAATACAGGAATTTAACGACGGAGAATAACATGGTTGATTTTCATGAGATGGAAGAAAAAGAAGCAAAACCGCCAGTAAATGTCGATTCTGTACCGATAATCTGTACAAATTGTGACAGCAAGCTACTGACTGTTAAAAAAGTCAAAGAGGCTCCTACTACGATCAAAATTAGAGCCAAGTGTTGTTTTTGTAAAGATAAGACCTTCTATAAAGAAGTTTCTGGAGCTTTTTATCTTGCTGCCGAACCCAACGTGTTTCTAGAAGGGGTGAGCGAAGAAGGAGAAGCCCAACATTTTATCATAGAGACAAAGGAAAAAGACGATGTCGAGGCATGAAAATGAGAAGCTGGATTTTGAACTGCCAGACCCCTTGCAGATAACAGTTGTTGGATTCACAACAGGAGTCGAGACATGCGAGGAAGATAGTCAAAAATGTTATGCTAAAAGAGTGATGAAACAAAGGGGATCAGAAGTATCTACGACCTACCATTTAAAGTTTGGCAGGGGTAGAATTTTTGATCCTTGGGGTACACATTCTGGTAGAGAAAAATCTGCTGATCTGGAGTGGAAAAAGGTAGCATCCACAGTTTTTGATAAGTACTATAAATATCTAGCGACCAGAAACACTAGACATTTAACACTAGCAGAGAGGATGATAATCGATGACCACAAAGCATAAGGGGCCATTGTCTAAGGTTGAGAAGTTTTACATAGAAAACAACAAGAATAAAACAGTCTCTGAGTTGGCAAAAGATTTGGGTAGAAACCAAAAAACAATAACGAAACATATCGATTCAATCGAAGTTACTAAGGAACACATAGCTAAATCCAAAAGCGGAGACACGCCAACCGCCGGGGAACTCATGGCTAGAAACGAGAAATATGGAGTGTCTATAATGACGCAAGAAGCATCTATGGCTGGAGAAGGCCCGTCAGAACCCAAGAATACGTTTAACCCAGATATAATGTCAAAGATCAAGGATAACTAAAAATGGTCTTTGTGTGTTCAGAACCCGATCTATTCACGGCTCAAGCATTTGAACGAGGTACTGTCTGGGTAGCAGAGCTATCCAATGGGCAAACTATCTATCAAGACGACGAAAGAGATGGGGTAGAACCTGAAAGTGCTTGGGAGAGACTGGGAATATATTGTAAGGAAAACAGTTTCTATGTTGTGGATATGTATGTCCAAAATGGCACAAACGTAGTTCAAGTTGGAAAAGATTATGATGGATATTACTTCTGCAAGGGCGCTGGGGGGTTTCTTCACGGGGATGGTAGAACATATCATACATACATCGTGGGAACCCTAGAAAACGGTCTAATGCAGGTTGCCCACTACAATGTTCCAGAAATGACAGTGGGCTTCACAGAAACAAGAGACCCAGATTCTGCGGGTGTATGTTTGATAACTAAACCGGGTGTATTAAGTGACGAGAAAAAGAAGTGACAGAAGCAGGTACAAATCCCCGTCCACAGGAGAATATTGCACAGCGGCTCAATACATTGCTGAAATAGTTTGCCAAAGACAGGCAGAGAAAGATAATGTTGGAACCCCTGCCTACAAATTTTGGAACACAGAAAAATGGAAGAAGTCCTACACCCATCAAATCATTCTGGCTAATCGCCTTGTCAAAAAACATGACGAGAGAGCAATCATAAAGGCTCTGAATAGCGGTAGAGGGAAGTCTATATATTCTCTAAGATTTCCCGGCCTAGAAGACCTGATCGTAAAAGAAGAACAAATTCTACAACGATCAGACGCACAAGATCCCATTAGCGTAGAAGATATAGAAACAGATAGTAAGCCAAGAAAGCCCTTTGGAAGCAAGAGCGCTATCTCCAAACTGAGAGATTTAGACGATGAATGAATATTATGAAAAAGTAGAAAAAGATATCATTAAGAAGTATGGCGAGATTATGATTGATTCTAATCTCGTAATAGAAGAAGATGTACTGACGATTCCCGTCAGTCCCTCCATAGACATTGGTCTAAACGGTGGAATTCCAGAAGGCAGTTGGGTTATTTTATCTGGCGCCCCTAAATGTGGCAAAACCACCACCGCTCTACAGATAGCCGCCAACTGTCAAAAAGAAGAATACGGCGGCAGGATGGTATACTACCTCAACGCCGAGGGCAGGTTCAAGAAAATGAACCTAAGCGGCGTAGAGGGGTTAGATCCCGACAAATTAAAATTGATACAATCCACTCAAGGCAACATCTTAACAGCAGA